ATGTCTGAACCCGTCAAATTCGTCCGGATTCCTTCGCTGAAAACAGTCGCTGATTTCCGCAACCATGTCGCATCGCTAAACCTTGACCTGCCTTGCGAGGATTCTATTGCCGTCGGTGCCGCTTCGCCTCTGGCGCAAGCCGTCCAAGGCGTGACAGTGAATGGAAAACGGATCGGAAACCGCTACGTCGTCCAACCGATGGAGGGGTGGGACGGCACCACCACCGGCGGCATAACCGACGAGGTCCTCAGGCGATGGCGCCGCTTCGGAGAAAGCGGCGCGAAGCTGATCTTCGGCGGCGAAGCCATGGCCGTACGCCCGGACGGACGCGCAAACCCAAATCAACTGGTTCTCGTGGAACAGAATAAAACGGATCTGGCCCGGCTAAGGGAGACTCTCGTGCGAGCACACCAGGAACGCTACGGAACCGCCGAGGACTTGGTGATCGGGTTCCAGCTAACCCATTCCGGTCGGTTCTGCAAACCGTCCGATAAATTCCACATGGAACCCCGCGTGGCCTATCGGCATCCAATCCTGGATCGAAAGTTCGGCGTTTCCAGTGATTCCCAGGTTTGGACAGATGACGAGATCGACCGCCTCATCGAGGATTATGTCCAAGCCGCCCAATTGGCCTGGGATATAGGAGCCGATTTTGTCGACATCAAGCACTGCCACGGCTATCTCCTCCATGAATTCCTGGGCGCCTTCACCCGCTCCGGTAAATACGGCGGCTCCTTTGAAAACCGCACCCGCATCCTGCGGAACATTGTGGCGGGCATCCGCGCCAGCGGCAATCCCATCGACCTGGGCGTACGGCTCAGTGCTTTCGATACCGTTCCCTTCAAGCCCGACCCTGAAAAGTCATCCCCAGGAAAGCCCGGCCCAGGCATTCCGGAAGACTTTTCGCATTGCTTCCCCTATCGATACGGCTTCGGTGTGAGCCCGCACGACCCAGTCAATTTGGACCTAACGGAAGCTCACGAATTCCTGCAACTCTGTTCACGGTTGGGAGTAAAGGTCGTAAACCTCAGCGCCGGTTCCCCCTATTATAACCCCCACGTGCAGAGGCCCGCAGCCTACCCTCCCTCCGACGGCTACCAACCGCCCGAAGACCCTCTAGTCGGGGTTGCGCGGCAAATTCAGGCGGCGCGAGAACTTCGCACGAAAGCCCCTGAAAATCTCCTCCTGGTCGGCACCGCCTACAGCTACCTCCAGGAATACCTCCCACACGTCTCCCAATACGTTGTGCGCCACGGCTGGATCGACCTCGTCGGCATCGGACGAGCCGTGCTTTCCTATCCCACCATGCTGGCTGATGCCATTTCCAAAGGCACTCTTGCTCCCAGACTCATCTGCCGCACTTTTAGTGACTGCACCACGGGCCCTAGAAACGGCCTCATCAGTGGGTGTTACCCCTTGGACAGTTACTACACCAGCAAGCCAGAATACGCCCAACTCAAGACCGCCAAGAAGCCTCCGCAATGAGTCCGCAGTTTTTTCGCGAAAGCGCTTGCCTTCAGCCCCTCCTGCGGCAATATTAGTCGTCACTTCAATCGCGGGGTGGAGCAGCCCGGTAGCTCGTCAGGCTCATAACCTGAAGGTCCTAGGTTCAAATCCTAGCCCCGCAACCAATTTAGCCCCTGAAAGCCTAGCGTTTTCAGGGGTTTTTGGCGTACGGGTGCTGAGGCTGGAATCATGTGAAAACCCCCGAAATTTGGCCGTTTTCGCGGTCCTCTACCAAATAATTACCAAATTTTTTAGCCGTGTTTGGCGGCGGTTTGGAGTGCCGGAGTTCTTCCCGGCTTGAACCCTACTTCGCGGGCTGCTCCGCATTGTCTGGCAACACTTTGAAAGGCTCTGAGATGTCCTGCGATGCAGTGCAACACTTCCAAACTTTTGCCAAACCTTAGGGGCCGGTTTGCTAGAACTTGTAAATATCCTCGTAGTTTTGAATTTCCTGATCGCCCTCGATGTAGGCCAGCCCCTCGTTCGTCAGCATGCATTGGTGTGTCTCCGGGGAGACTGCCACCCAGCCCCTATTTACTGATTCGCTGAGGCCGGTCAGGAATCTGGGGTAATCTGGAGAAAGCGGATGGATTCTGAAAGTCCAACGCCTGGTCACGTCGTTGCCGAAGCTCTGTTTTTGATATCGCCAGAGTGTTGCAAGCACCTTTTTCGCCTGCGTGGAAAGAGCTACATTGTTGACGGCAGGTGCGGTGTCCGATGCAGGCGGTAGAGGTTTGCCCGTAGCACCTTGAGTCCTTTCCTGGGTTTCCGCCTCGGCGACACCAGGGATCTTGAACTTTTTGAAGAAGAGAGTCAGCCATGGCAAAGCGGCGAGCGCCAGGAGTCCGAGGATTGCCTGGTCGAGGAGAATGGTCGCGGGCCAGATGTGACGCGCAACCACAATCAGAAGCGCGATTACTGAAAGCACGATAGCTGCCCAAAACTGGGTACGACTCCAACTCGGTGAAGAGTCATTCATAGTAAGCGGGGCCAAGAATGGCAGAATCACCCTTTGAAGCAAAGCCACAACTTCCCCGCTGCCCTAACCACAAGAAGCTATGCACCGCCCTTAATTAGCCCGGAGTTGATCAGCGCGGTTCGGAGCGCGTGAACGAGGGTGGAAAGTGAGCGCACGTCATCGGCCAGTTCCTCGCACTTATCGCGCAGCGCCTGGATTTCGAGTTGCGTTGGCGGATCGGAAACGACGAGGCTGGTAATCGCGCCGTCAGTGTTGGCGAGCGCCACCGCCGCCTGTTCCGCCCCGGACGGTTGGGTGATCGGCGGCGCGCCCCAGAAGCCCACCTTTCCTGTGGCGGTGCCGATGGCGGTTTGCCATGCGTAGCTGCCGGCGTGGCGTTTGAGTGTCCCCTGCGTGACATTCAGAATCAGGTAACCCGTTGGGATGCTCCCGCTCGAGGGATCGGCAGTAACGGCTGCGGGAAGCATCTGTTTCCATGTCCCTGGTGTTCCTGCTGCCGTGCATTTGAACATCGCGCCGAGTGCGTCCTTCCAGAGTTCATTCAGCACGTGCGACCCGGTCGTGGGCGGGCCGATGGTGGTTGTCGGCACTCCGCTGACGTAGGTGGCCTCTTGCTTGAAGACCTCGGCGGTGAGGATTTCGAAATTGGTTTGGGTGAGCGCCACGAAATCGGCGGCGTTGTTGACATCGAGCAGTCTGCCTGGGGTTATGGTTGCCATAGATCAAATCTTCCTTACGGTTACTTCATCATAGTTGAGGCTGCGGTAGCCGCTGCGGACGAAGTAAGCCCGCAGCTTGAAATCGGTTTCGCCGCCAAGGGCCGCTACCAGTTGGGCGTTGGTGATTGTCCTGGGACCGGAGCCGCCTGAGAACTCGAAGGTGCCTTTGAGAACATCGCCGGTCGTCAGCACTTCGAGCGCGGTTCCGTCAATGTCCGGAGCCAGAGCTTGAGTGACCGGATCTTGCGAGGAACGCTTCGCCGACCTATCCCAGTTGGCAACAATGTCCGCCCCACTGCCGTAGGTCGGATTGCAGCCATCCCCCGCGACTCGGAGGTTCAGCGGCGGGAGTGGGCGATAGGCGCGTTTCTGAAGCGTAAGGGTTACCGCATCCACTTGCGCCAAATCGAACTCGCTTTGCAGCAGGAAGGGTTGGAGCTTGAACGTCTTATCCGGCGGGGTCATGTCTTCGGAGCGCATAGCCAGGTCGTCCCGGAGCACGACCCACGCTTCCGTGTTTGCCGGATGCGCCCGTCGCTTCGTGTCGTATCGGGCGCGAATGATCCAGAGCCGGTAGCGACCGGAGGCGAGCAATTGGGCGTTCCAGACGCTCATGATTTCACCGCCAACAAAGACCAGCACCCTGTTTTCCTGCGCTTCGGAAAAGGAGTATTCATCGAGTTCGTTGTCGAGCGAATCCAACTGAATCTCCAGCCCGACGTAATCATCGACGAGCAGCGTGTCAGCGGGGTAATCGGTCACCACGTGGGCGCGTTGCGCAAAGTTGTCGAATGAACCGACATCCCGGAAGGAAAGGTCGCTCCGCTGTTTGAGCAAGTTGACCCCGTTGCTGACAACATCCCCGCGTGAGGCCAGGAAAAGGATAATCGGCGTACTGGTTTCCTTTATGGCCCAAGGGGCCTCGATGAGCTTCTGGTAAGCCAGTTCCTGGACCTCGTAAACATCTTCGGCTTCGGGCGCATCCGTTTCTGCTGTGTAGTGGCCCGCGTTGTAGAACCCGGTGTCCTCGCAGAACGAGACGGTGGCCTCCGCCTGTCCCGGAGCCGGAAGCGTAAGGCGTTCGACCCGACACAGGACGCCGTTCACTCCACTCTGCGGGAAGTTCAGTGTGAAGGTGCCGCCGACGCTCAGTTTTGCCGCGCTGGACTTGCGCACCCGCATCGAGCCGCTGAGCAGTGGTTGCGCCGCCACGCGGCCAGCGGCGTTGGCAATCTTTTGCGCCACGGCTTGGCGCGTGATCCAAGGGCGGCTGAGCGTTTGGGAAAGCATGGCTTGAGTGATCTGGAAATTGCCTCGGTCGCGGTACGCCACCGAACTTTCCTCGAAGCGGCGGTCGCGATCCGTGAACCGGACAAAGGTTTCATTGAACGTTTCGTGCCATCCCTGCGGATTGAGCGCGGGCGCGTCCACCATATCTGCTGGACCCATGAGGGGCACGACAGAGGCCGAGTCCCGGACCAGCGCCAGCCCGAGCCTGCCTTGCGCGTCATAGGTCGGGTAAGCATCGAAGCACTCGCAGAGTTCGACTAGGAACTGGCGAAAGTTCAATGGGCGGGTAATGACAGGCGAGACGCCAATGCCTTCGGCGTTCAGTTTCGTTCCCACTGCTGCCAGCGCAGCCAAGTCCAGCCTGGTTTCAGGCATGCCAAGGCCGTAGCGCGAATTGGTCCAGAGGTCCCAAAGGGGGATGACGGGGTTCACGTCATCCTGAATGCTGTTGGGGGTGGGCAGCCATGGAGCGTTGGGCCAGCGCGTGACAAGGACCTCGATATTGGGAGCGTTGGTACGGTCCCGGCCAAAGAACAACTGGCTGAAGACCATGTAAGCCTGGCCGCGATAAGCGGGATGGACCGTGCCGCTGGTGGCCAAGATCGAGTCCTGCGTTTGCGTGCTGGTGCCCCAGTAAAGGCGAACGTTGCCCCGGCCTGGGATGGTGATGACGGCGTAATCGCCGCTGCGGGCGAGTGGGCCTTTCCAGACCAGTTCGTCATCCATCCAAATGGCGTCGATGCGGTCGATGGGGCCGTGGGCGATCAGTGCGGCGAAGCTCGCGAAATAGTTGTAGCCGACCGTCTCCTTTTTCTTGCCGACCTTCATGTCCACCTTTTGAGACCGGACCTTGAACGCCTTGCTGATGAACGTGACGCCCAGGCGCGCGATGCCAGCGAAGTAAGGGACAGGCCGCGCCTGTTCGTTAGTGGACGTGCGCTGCTCATCGACGTTGAACGGCTTTTGGCGCGGCTGCGGGACATTCTTGGTGGAGGAAAAGAAGCTCATAGCACGGGCCTGTAGGCAGCAACGAACCGGTCGGCAAAGGTTGGGTCATCCAGTTGTGATTCGATGACGCCGTAATTGCGCATGGCGTGGATGAAACGATTCCCAGTAATGAGCAATCCGACGTGATGCGGGACCCGGCCAAGCCGGAAGCAAAGCAAGTCGCCAGGTTGCAGAGCTTCACCAACAGGCAGGCGCTCGAAGCGAGGATGGCAGTCCAGCCATTCGAGCACCTGTGAGACGATACGGTGATCGCCACCGTCCATCGTGTAAGCTGGGAATTGCCAGCTATCGAGAGCGCCGGATTCCTGGTAAATGGCGGCGAGCAGGTTTACGCAATCCACCCCCGTTTGAAGAATGCAGGCGTGTGGGTGGAACGGAGTTCCCAGCCATCGGCTGGCGGCTTGGGCAAGCGATTGAATGCGCTCTGGCGTGTTGTAAAAAGGCTTTCTCATTTCTTGCCTCCGGAACCGGCTTTGATTTCCATCGCTTTGAGCGCCAAGTTGCGCAGAGGGATGCGATGTCCGCCCCAGTTGGCGAAGTTGGCGAACTTGAGTGTGCAAGCGGCGGTCGTTCCATCGCAGCCGGGATAGAGCAATCCCACGTCAGCGGCGGCGGCGTAGGCGAGAGGCGCGTTAAGGATGAGCGTTATTTCCCCCGAATCCTCTGGGGTGCTGCCGAGCACAGTGCGAACCTCGAAAGATGCGCCGGTACCAAACTGCACCCATCCTTCCGAAAAGAACTGCGCGGCTTTGCCTGTCAGCCCCGCGCCCGAAACGATGGCTTCCCGACGGGAGGCGCTGACCAGCGTCACAGGAATCTTGAGCAGGTCCGGGTTCACCCGGCATGTGTTCGGCTCGTAAAGGCGGTAGTTGCAGCGAGGTTGAAGCATCATCGAAGGAACGTTGGCCCGCATCGAATCCATGGCGGAAGCGCAGCGCACCGTTTCCCTCTTGCCCTGAACACTCGCGCTGAGGGCGAGGCCGCGAAAGATAGGCAATGGTGCGGACTGGCTTGCGAGGTTGCCTTCGAGGATTTCGAGCCAGAGCGGTGTCGAGAGCCTGAGCGGGAACAGCAGCGACAGCGGGTTGTCCGGTTCGTAAAGCGTCTCGATGCTGACTTCCTCGCGATCTGCCTTGCTGCTGAGGTTAAGAGCGCCGTGCGTGATTCGCTTGGCGGTGTATTTCTGCCCAACCAGTTCGATGTCGAGCGGATAACTTGTGAAGTGCCAGTGCTGAGCCGCCCCGTTGAAATCCGACCAGATATGGTACAGGAACACGGGCCGTTGCCCCGTCTCGACAAGCGCGTATTCGGTTGGCAGTTCGATCACGCGCACCGAATAAACCAGCACGCCTTCGGCTTCGAATGTGCCCTGTTCGATGTCCTGGGCCAGGCGAACGTAGTGCAACGGCCACGCCCGCCAGGTTGCGTCAATCTGCGCGGCGGATTTGATTGTCACCCGCTCTGTCCCGTTTTCGTTGTCGGCCACTGCGAGCAGTTGAGTCGCAACAGAATTCCGGCCTGGCTTGGTGAACAGGACATGGGTTGCCGGGTGGTCGCCGAACGGCTGCGCCAGACCTTGGGCGGCAATGTCGAAGGACGTGGCATCGACCGGTGCCACGATGCGAAACGCTTCCTGCGGGCCGAGCAGCCAAAAGCCTTGGAAGCGTCCCTGGACCGAATCCAAGAACGACTCAACCGCCGCGATGGCGTCGGCGTTCTCCATGAGGACTTCGAACTGGAACCCATGAACAACATGATCCTGCAACGGCGCGAACACCGGAGGGCCAAAGCCGATTTCGAGCGCGCGCAGGTCGTATTCAAACCGGGCTGATGGAAGTCTGCTCCAGTCGATTGCGAAATCGAACACTGGGCGGTCGAGGTAAATCATGGCAGGTAGGTGAAGGCGATTTCCGAAAAGTGCAGGCGCGGGGTCACGCGGTCCCAGGCGATGCAGATGGCGTTTAGCGGGCCGTTGGCCGCCTCGTTCACTGCGACCCCCGATCCGGTCGAGCCGATGGTTCCAGGATTCAGCAGGGATTCGATAAAGGCGTCATAGCTGGCATCGGCGGCATTATTCACGAACCCGACGGTAAAGTTTGGAGAGCCTTTTTTAATCTCGGCGATGCCCCACCATCTTCTTTCCTGCCCGACGAAATTGACTCTTCCCATTGTGGCGGCGGCTCCGGAAGCTCCCTCGACTGTGACGTCACCTACCTTCACGACCCCGCGCCCGTACAGTGGATTGCCCGAGGTCCCGTCGTAATAACCGGTGCGATACCACCAATAAGAGTCATAGCTTCTTACGCCGACGAAATGCGATGTGGCGGAGCCAAGTGGGCCGTTGGTCATGCCCGCCGTAGGGTTGCTCATCACCCCAACCCACAAGCGCGGATTGCCAGTGATATTGGCCCCGGTGCTTTCAACGGCATAGCGGAAGCCGATTCTGATCCTGACCCAATCTGTCCCCCTGGCCAGCTTTGCCCCGATGGCAGCATTGCCCAGGACAAGCCAATTGCCCGTTTCGCCCGCAACTGTTTTACGTATGATTTCGACGCTCATAATGTGAAAAGCCACGCCTCGATAAGCCCGGTGCCCGCGTTCATGTTGCCGCTGGCGTTGCCTGCCGGGTACGACTCGAAAGTGTCCCCAAGGGGCATGCCATAAGGGCTGTCCCCCCAGAGCCATCCCTCCGCAAGGCCGGTGCCTTTGTCCAGAGTTCCGCCCGCAGCGCCTTCCAGGTAGCCGTTGAATGTGTCGCTATAAGGCGTTCCGAAGGGGCTGTCCCCGCAAAGCCATGTTCCTGAAAAGCCTGACCCGGCGGCGGGCAAAGAGTTGGCGTAGAAATTCGGCTGATAACAATCGAAGGTATCGCCGCCGCCGTTCACGATTTCGGGAATCAGGCAAGCGGAGACGTCAAAGACGGTACGGGTGTCACGTTCGAGAACCCCGATGCGAATCGAGCCATGACGGCTGGTGAGTGTGCTGATGTCATTGGCGTTGAAACGCCCGAGAATCAAAGGCCAGCAGAACCGGCGATACGTTCGGGACAATGCCTGGTCGAGCGTCAGGGTGGCGCCCTCGGCGCGCTTCACCTGCCGGGTCTCGAAAGCTTCGGGTTCGTCCGGGTCGAGTTGCGTGAAGAACACGAAGTCATCCGCCCTCCACGCCCAGGCATCTTCGCTGGCCAAGGTAACGGCCTGGCCGGAGGCGGGACTCGCAAGCGCGCAACCTCGCCCCCAGAGCGGGATAGCCGCCCAACCGCTCTTCCTGGCGGCGAGGACACGCGCCAGCAGTCGGCGGTATTCCTCGAAACTGTAAGGCGTCACCTGAAACTCGACGCCCCGGAGCGGCAACGGTCGAAACGAAAGACGGTCTTCACTGCCGGTGACCGCGTCGGTGATGGTCGAGCGCCACTCGCGGCGGAACTGTGGTTTCACATTCCAATCTGGCGCATGGGGCAGCAGGACAAATCCGTTGACTAGTTCGACGCTCATGACGCGATGCCGATTTCGGTTCGCTGGTTGCGGACGATTTCCACGATGCGCGCCTGGCCCTCGGCGCTTTCGACCCACTGCCGCGCTTCGTTGCGCGAGTCCACCAGGATGATCGTGACCGGCTTTTCAGCCCCGGTTGCCGCGCCTGTGGCCGGTGCCACCGTATCGGCGGGAGTAAGCGCGCCCTGCCGGATGGATTCAAAGAAGCCGACCCCGAACTCCGATACGCGCTCTGCGGGAATCACGAACTCGCCCCGGTGAACCAACCCGGCCGGTTCCATCCTGCCGCCCGTGCCAGTGAACCCGCCCTCGGCAAAACCGCCCATTGCGGCCATCGCCGCTGTCAGGGCTGCGAGACCGATCACCGCTGCGAGACCATAGCTGGTGATGGACGTCAGGAGCGCGTTGGGCGCTTTGGCGGCTGCTTCCTGTGTGGAAAAGAAGATTTCCTTGGCGGCCATCAGAGCGCGGCCCGCAATCCATTCGGCCACCATTCGGCTGATGGCAGAGATGACGCCATTGATAATGCTGCGCCCGACGTTTTGCAGTGCGTCGGACCAATCCATCGTGCCTTGCAGCAGCCCTTCGATGCTTGATGCGACGCCATCGACCGCCGACCGAATCGTGGTGGAGAAGCCACGGGCGATTTGCTGTTGGACAGTGCCGAACTGGTTTTGCAACTGAGTGATGGCGTCGGACATCTGTTGCGTCATCGAAGCCGGGTCCGGCCCCATCCCTTGAAGCTGTCCCTCGGTTGTTCCAAGCTGCTTGTCGAAGGAATCGGCCCGGGCCAGGATTTGTTCGCGTTCCTCAGCGCCGATCCCGGCCAGGCCAGCGCGTTCCCTTAGCTGGGCTACGATCTGGCTGAGAAGGGCGGTTTCCTCTTCGAGAATGGCCCGTCTCGCGGCGAACTTCTCCGCTTCCGTTCGGGTAAAATCGCCTTCGATGGCGGCCTTCTGCCGGTCGAGCGCTTGCAGCCGTTCCTTGGTGACCCGTTCGGCTTCCCGCAGGCGTTGCAGTTCCCCTACAACCAGTTTCAAACCTTCGGTCGATTTGGCGACATCGGCAACGGCCTTGGCTTCGGCCTCGCGCCTGGCAATCTGCTCTTCGATGAGCCGGTTGAGCCGTTCGAGCGCCGTCCCCTGGGAATTGGTCTCGCCCGTCAGCGCGTGATTCAGATCCAGCAACTCTCGCGCGGCCTGGGTCGAGTTATCGAAGAAACGGCGCACGATGTCGCTCTGTTCATCGACCGCTTCACCGGCGATTTGCCATGACTGTGCAAAGGTCAGCGCCGGTTCGGGGGCTTGCGCGGGTGCTGAGACGCGGCCCACCGCTACCGGAGAGGCATTGACGCCTGGCAACTTGTTCGCGGCCTGAATGGCGGCGTTGAGAACCGATTCCAGCTTTTCAGCGAAGAAATTGACGACGGCGGCGAGGATCGTTTTCATCACGAACCCGAATGCTTCGAACTGAAAACGCCAGTCGGAGATTTGTTTGATGATCGCTGCCGCGAGGAACTGCACCGGCAATTGCAGCGCCGTGACCATGAGCTTGGTGACTCCGTTGATTGTAGTGAGCAGCGCCAGCCCCACGGCGCTCCAGAATCCCGTGGAGCCGAACCAATCGCGCATGGCGGTCAGCAGCTTCCTGGCTTGCCCGATGCCCAGTTCGAACCCGGCCTCGATGGCGAGGCTCAGGAACTCCGTGAACCGGCCCGCTTTCCATTGCTCAATGGCGACATTGACGAAGGCACCGACTTTCTGGCCCAACCGGGTGAGGTCGATGCGTTCAATGTATTCGAGCACCGATTTGAGCAATCCGCCGATCTGATCGGTGACCCCGGCGAAGAACTGGCGGGAGCGATTGGGCAGGCTGGCCAGTGAATCGGAAATCGCATCGAGCGTGCTGGCGTTGCGTGAGATGACTTCGGGCAACGCGCCCAGACGTTTCTCCGCCTGGTCGAACGCTCCCGCGTCCTTGAACAGCGTCACCAGGTCGTTGCCCGACCGGCCAAAGATGTCCATGGCGATGCCGATGCGCAGGGCCGGGTCTTCCACCGAGCCGATCCGCTGGGCCAGCAGCCGGAACTGCTCATCCGGACTCATCGCGAGCAGGTCAGTGATGTTCAATCCCAAGCGGCTGATGGCGTCGGCTGCCGCGCCGCTTCCCGAGGTCGCCGCTTCGGCAAGCTGGCGTTGCATGAGAGCAACGGACTGGCTCACGCGGTCGGCTCCAATCCCGGCATCATCGAACGCCTGGCGCATAACGATCAGGCTGCGGACGCTGATGTTGCTGCGCGCCGACAAATCGCTCAAATCGCCTCCCAGCTTGGCAATGTCCTTGATGCCATTGGTGATGGTGCGAATAGAAACGTAGGCGCTTGCAGCCCCTGCGGCAGCAAGAGCGATGCTTTTGATCCCGGAAGTCAGCGCGGCTACGCCCCCGGATGCCGACCGGCCTTCCTTGTTCACCAACCCAAAGAAGCGTTTGAGCCCGGCTTCGGTCGAAGCCAGGCCCGTCAGTCCAAGGCGAACGGCGATGGAAGTCTCAGCCATGTCTGCTCTGGTCGGTCAAAATCTTTAGCAGCCGGTCAAACCCGCGCCTTCCCTCTCGCGACCAAGCCGCTGCCATGCCCGCCTGCGCGATGTGCAAACCGAGCAGGCCGCGCTCGGCGGCAATCCGAGAGGCGGCCCGTGCCAGGAGCTTGAGTTGAGCCGGGGAATGCTCGCGGACCTGTGCCAGCGTCAGGCCGGTGCGGACGGCGCATTCGGCGACCCAATCGGCAAAGGCAATCCGGCGTTGCGCGCGATTTTTTCCGTGATGCCGGGCATAACCTTTTCCTGGCGAGTCAACCGGCGCTGGACCCAGCGCGAGAAAAAATCCGCGTTGAGCCTTTCGCCCTCGGTGACGATCTTCTCGAAGCTTTCGACCGTGACGGAATCCGACCAGCCTTCGGGCTTGTCGCAGAACAGTTCCACCAGGCGGTTTTCATCTTCGAGTGCGGCGAGCATCTGCGGCATTTGCCGAATCGGAATCTGCCGGACAAACACCCGCTCTGTTTGTCCAGAGATCAGCGTGGCGTCCAGTTCCAGTCCGCCAAAGAGTGTTTCAGTTTTCATGCGTCGTTGGGTTTTTCGATTTCGTTGAGGTCGTTGTCGAGCACGTCGGCGACGAACTCGATGCGGGCGATGTCATCCCCGGCGGTCAGCGGCCCGTTGGCTTTCAACCGGCACCAGACGCGGGTGGTCAGGAACAGTTCGTCATCCTGGTCATAGACCGTGTAGAGCAGCCAGCCTTCGAGCGCCTTGCCCGCGAGCGGTTGGTACTTGCTGACGCCGCTGGTGACTTCCGATGTGCGGAAGATGGCTTGCACGGCCAGTTTCGAGAGTTCCTCGCAGCGCAGGGTGATGGACAGTTCATCCTTGGTTTCGAGCACGCGCTTTTTGCGCAGCCGCCCCGGCGAGGGCGCCCAGACCGGGCGTTCCTCAACCTTGGGTTCGATGCTCGCCTCGGACAGAACGCCAAGGTCCGTCCAAGCTGGGTCGGCGTCGTCCGGCATTGCATTGGGTCCGGCGTTGCCTACGGCTGGGAGCGTGAATGCCCGGCCATTGGGAAAGAACTTGGCGTGATTGCCAAGAATGCGGGCGGCGGTAGTCAGAGTGTCAGGCATATCGTTTCACTCGGGTTACTTCCAGTGCGCCTGTTCTTTGAGCGCGGCGATGCGCTGGTCCAACTGAGCTTCCTGCTCGGGAGTCAGTTCGGCGGACTGTTTGAGCGCCTTGACGGCGGACGGAATTCTTTCGATCAAAGCGATGGCCGCTTCGATCAGGGCGAGAATAGCTGCAAGCTGCATGTGTTTGGTCCTTTCTATGGGTTCAATGTTTCGTTGCCGACGGGTTCAGGCCGTTGGTTTCAAGGTAGTTTCGCGCCTCGGCGATGGCGGCGCGCAGCGTGGAAATCGCGGTGTCCAGGTTGGCTTTGTTCTCCGGAGTGCGGTGCTGCTTGTATGCCTGCGACATCGAGCGGGCGCTGACCAGCCAGGTCTGGCCATTGGCACGAATAAAGTCCGCCGCTTTTCGAACCTCGGGCGTGGCCGCGAGCGCTTGCCGGTTGTCGTATTCCCACTTGAGGAACGTGTCGAACACATCGACGGCCAGCTGCGTGGTGCGCTCCGCGTTCACCACAACCGGATCGTTGCCCTGTTGGATCGAGGCGCAACCAACCAGCCCCAGGCCCAGCGGAAGCATGGCGGCCAGCAGCACGGTTGTCTTGGCGCTCTGCGCCGGGTCGCTCGGGCTTTTCTGTCGATTGATGCCCGCCCGCAGGAACGCCAGCGCGCCCAGGCCGAACACGGCCAGAACCTCGTCGCTCAAGTCCCAGAAGCCGAGGTAAGCCCCGCCGATGTAAAGAACGGCGATGGCCACGGTGAAGTAGGTTTTCTTGCCTTGAAGGAAGGTGATGATGTTGCTCATGATTTTGTTTGTTTCAACGGACAGTGTTTCGGTTCTTGGTTCAGCGGGCATGCCGCGGGCGGAGAGCCAGCGCGGCAATGTTCGCAAAGCGTTTGTGTTGCGGCCTGGATTTCCAAGGCGCGCAGCTTGGCGGTGCGAAAGGAAACGACGATGGCGTAGAGCGAGGCCCCCGCCGCCAGGAGGGTCGCCAGCAGGGAAAGGACCGGATGGGCCGTGGTCATCCAACTGGCGAAAGAGCCAATCCAGCCCACGGCGAGACTTGGGAAAATGGTTCGGTTCATGGGGATTTTACAAAAGCGCGCACGCTCAGGTTGGCAACGATTCGACGCACGCCGTTGACCTTCCCGAAGTTCTTGAAGGGCGGGTCCATCGCAACGAAGCGGCGATTGCCGGAGGCTTTGCCCGCCACGGCTTCAAGCACCCACTGCAATGCCTTCTCGGCTTCGATCTTTACCCCGGATTCGGCCCGGCACGCGGTCGGGTTTTCCTCGATCACAACGGGCGTATAAACATCGTGCGCGGCAAGCCCTGTGTTGGACGCATCCACCAGGCCGTCGCTTTCGATTTCCCAGACGATGAGAACCAAGCCGGGACCCGCCAGCGCGGCCTCGCGCCCCGGCGTTTTGGGATACGTGCCATCATCGGCGATGACGGGAACGCCCTCCAAACGCGAATCCGCTTTCAGAAGAGCCACCACGGCGGGCTGAAGTTCCCAGAGGTTCAATTCAACCTCGCTTTCTCCGCCGCCCTGGCCTGGGCTTTGGCGATGGCTTCCCGGACGTTTCGCATTCGGGAACGAACGGCATTTGCCACGACGCGGTCTTCATCCCCCGCTTCGGCCCACTCGGAGCGGTTTTCCATGCGGATGTAGCCCTGCGCATCCACCCGGTCTTCGAACAACCCGGTGTCGTGTTTGGCGTGGCGCAAAACCCACGCGGAGGGTTTGCCGCCCAGGGCGAGAAGAGACACGGCCCAACCGGAGCGCCCCCGGCCTACGTTGCCCTGAACGGTCTTAATGTAGGCTCGAACCTTGTCGCCGTCCGGCGTCACCACGCCTTGGAACTTCAGGACACGGCCCCGGCTGCTCCGAGCTTGCTCGTGCATCTCCGGGAACTTGGGTTCCACCACTGAAACGCCGCGCAGTTCGCTGCCTTGCGGGAACCGTGCGAACACCGCTTGCAGCCCGGCGTAGTCGCGCTTGCGAATCAGTTTGCGAATGCGTTGGGAACTAAAATCCGCCGGGCGCAATGGGCGAACCGCCCGCTGGATGTCCCGCGCCACAGCCTTGCGGCCCTGGCTGAGGGTTTTGGGCGGGGTGAAGCGCACCAGGCGGGTGGCCAGCAAACGGCCCTCGCCGCGCAGCGCCTTGGGCAAAAGGGTTCCGCGCTGGCGAATAAACTCCGCCAGCGCGCGGGCGTAATCCTGATACTCTATGTCAACGGTTGCATTCACAGGTTTACGGCCTCGCAGTGGAGCCTTACGGCGATGTCCACTGGATGATCTTCGACCTTTACCACGCGGTATTGAGCGGAGTCTTCCGCCAGGATGTTGCCGGGCGTGATAATGGTTGCGCCCAGGTCTTGGCGCAGGATGCTCGCGATGTCGGTCACACTCGTTTCCTCAGAGAGGTGGTACTCGCCAGTCTCGTTGCTGGCCGGTTGCAGCAAGGCCGCGAAAGCCGGGCCGCCCGGTTGCAGAACGAGCGTGTGGCCCCGCGCCGATAATTGGGCGCGGAACCCGGCCACTCTGGCTTGTTGGGTAGCGGTCACTTCGGGTTGGATTTCTTGGCGGGCTTTGGTGCTGCCAGCTTCTGGTGTTCAGTCAATAGCCAGGCCACGTCGCGGTTGCGGCGGGCCAGCCGTTGCAGGCGCTCGGCGCGGCCTTTCTCCGCTTGCTTGCGGTTGACCCGCAGCAGATCAATGGCGCTCATCGCCACCGGCTGCGGGTAAGAATCAACTTTGGATTTGTCGGACATACGATGGTGGCCCGTGCGGCTTGGTGGCCGTGCGCTTAATGGCCAGTGCGGCTCGCACTCAGCCGTTGGTGCGGATGCAAACCGCGCCGACGCGGTTGGCGGTGGCCAGCACCAGGTTCCAGTTGGCGATGGTGCCCAGTTCGGCGTTGCTGGGACTTTCGGCGGCGGGATTGCCCACCCACTTCATGCCGTTCAAATGGAGAACGAACCGTGTGCGGTCGTAGATGATCTCGTTGTTGAGGCCGAACTTTTTCTCCATCTGGAGCGCGGCCACATCGACCACATCGGTTTTCTGCGGCTTCTCGCCGCGAGCGATGATTCCCTTGGCCAGCAGGTAGGTCTCATAAACAAACCCGTTTTCCGTTCCCGCCCGCGCCAGCGCTTCGGAAACGTAGAGGGGGATGCCCCGGTAGGTGCGGATGGACCAGGGGCCGCGCGAGGCTTTGTCGAAGCTGGTCTCATCGGCCAGTTCGAGCGCGGCCAGCACCGTCGGATGAATCCACAGCGCCCCGTCCATCAGGTCATCGGCCAGTTCGCCCATCAGGCTCTTGGCGTTGATGAACAGTTCGATGCCCATCAGTTGCTCGGCGGTCGCATCATTCCCCGACTCGTCAAAGGCATCCACGCGCAGAGGCTTGAGCGGGGCGGCGACACCGGACGCACCGGCGGAACCGAACGCGCCCCGGACCATGGCTAGCAAAGTTTTCTGGCGCTGCTTGAGCCTGCGCTGAGCCATCTGCGCCACGATCTCGCCAACCGGGTCTTCGCCCGAGAGTTGAGCGGAAAACGCGGTGGCCGAACTTTTGCACACGCGATTGCAGGCGACCGCCTTCATTTGGCCCGCCGTGATTTTGTTGTCCACCGCAGGCTCGGCGTTCTCGACCTGGATCTCGTCATCCTGATCGGTGATGTCCTTGAAGAAAGGAATCGTGGCGGCTTCGCCGGGGCCGGAGGCCAGTTCGGAGGCTTTCGGGTTGTCCACTACCACGCCCGAATTGAGCAGCACGGGGAACGTGGCCTGTTTCTCCCGCATGGTTTGCAGCCAAATATCGGGAATCCAAAGATCACTGATGGTTGTAGGCATAAAGTTGGACTAACTGGTTTTGGTTTGGGACTGCGGTTTGAGTTCGGCCACGGAACCGACGCCCTTGGCGGCGAGCACGCGCTGCGTCGGGGTCATGTCCGTGGTGGCGGGGGCTTCCTTGTGGCTGGCGGCCTTGGGACTGAGTCCAAGCTTGCGCACTTCGGCGGCAACGGCTTTGTCGAAGTCAGCCATCCTGGCGGTCAAATTCCCGTTCTCGGCCTTTAATCGAGTGAGTTCTTCGCCTGCGACCTTGGTGGCGGTTTCCAGCGTGCTCACGCGGCTGGCCAGCCCATCCGCACGGGCTGTGGCGTCAGAAGCGGCTTTGGTTTGAACCGCAAGATTTTCATTTGCGGTGGTTAGTTCCGCCGTCAGGCGTGTGTTCTCGGCGCTCAGCCGTTCGTTGGTCGCCAGGATGTCATCCTGGTCCGGGATGTTGTTTGGTTCAGACATAGTTTTTTGTGTCCACAAGAGGCAAAACGTTACGCGCAATGTTCACTTGGCTTTGGCCATCCGGCGGGCCACGGCCTTGGCGTAGTCGAGGTCTCCCAGCGCATCGACCAGCCCGTTGCGTTTGGCTTGCTGCCCGTCAAAGACCTGTCCTTGCATCGCCTCTTCGGGAATGCCCGCGCGGGCGCGCAGGACATCGGCGCGGAACACATCGAAGGACCGTTGCGCCTGGCGGGTGAACTCGGCTGCATGATCCTCGGTGATGGGCGCCCCCGGCATCCCCGCCCCTTTGAAGGTGCCTTCTTTGTTGCGGAAGACTTTTACTTCAATGCCCGCGTTGGACAGCATCCGGTGATAATCCACCACCGACACGTAGGCTCCTATGCTGCCGACCATCGCGCTGCGCGCCGAAATCACGGCCCCGGCTTGCGAACCGATCCAGTAAGCCAGGCTGCACATCATGCCGCCCGCCCAGGTGACCGTGGGCTTGGCGGATTTGAAAATGGCGTCGGCGATTTCCGCCCCGCCCACGCTGAAGCCGCCGGGGGAATTTACGTTCAAGACAATGGCCCTAGCCTCGGGATCGGCTTCCAATCTGCGGAAAGCCGACAGCACTTCGGAACTGTCCTCGAACCCGTCGAAAAACATTTCGCCAAGATCGGGCCGATAGGCGAGCACGCCGTTGATTTCGAGCACGCCGACACCGCCATCGACGGTGGCGCGGGGCGCGAGCGCCTGCCGGGCCTTGCGCCACGACTCCGGTTCGCCCATGGCGGGCTGCAAGGCCAGGAGCGCCTGCGCGGTCCGAACCTCGATCATCGGCACCTGCATCGCCAGCATCGTTGGAATTCGCATCATCATAGGCCGAACGTTACGCACATTAGTTTTTGCCGGACGCGTCCTCTTCCCGCTCGCGAGGGTCCTCCTTCTTGTCCTTTTCTTCCTGGGGAGCACCTTTGGCCGCAGTCAGGCCGAAGGTGGCCATGACCGTTTCGACGGGAATGCCATGTTCCCTGGCGACCTCCTGCGCCCGGTCGAGGATGTAGTCGATTTCCTCAAAAACCTGGTCGGTCTCGCGACGCCAGGAGCGGCCCCGGTTGCCGTAATGATCGCGCCGGGTCATCAAGCCCCGCGCCACGTCCTCGCGCTCCTGAGCCATTTCCCTCCCGGCATCGATGGTGATTTTGGAAGGGCCAATGAAATCGCACCGCGCCCAATTCTCCGCCGGCGGCAAGCTGCCGCTGGCAATTGAGTGGCTGATGACGCGCACCCATGCCGCCCGGCCCATCCGCGCCGCCACCTGTTTGCGCCGGTCGAACTTCCGCTGCGCCTTGCCGTTGACCGCCCGTTGGTTCGGGCCGGTCAGTTTCTCATCGAGAAAAAACGCGGGCGGCAGCCCCATGCCCGCGACAAAGCATCCCGCGAGGTAACTGATGACTTCGATGTTGTTGGCCGGGGCACTCGGGGTATTGACCTGTTTGAGTTCATGCCCTTCGGGGACGGTCGGGATGTCGCCCGCGACCAAATCAGCCACAGTAAAGCTGCGCTGCTTCTCATTGCTTTCGGCGGGCGGCTCTTCCTCGGTCGAACCCTCGCCCGCAGGCTCAGGCGGATTGCCCCACGGGTTTTCCTCGAGCGGAGCGCCCTGGATGGCGAGCGTCAGGACCGTGGACAATTTCGAAAGCACCTTCTGAAATCCTTTGATGTCATTGCCGTCCCGCATGTCGTTGGCGCCCCGCCGAATCGGACTCATGCCCCGGTACTGGGTGTAACGTTCCAGATCGAAGAGATGCACCAGCGCGTTGGCGTCGAGAAAGCTCTCGCCGTCGAGCCAGTAGCCAAGGACCCGCCCTTGCGTGTCGAGTTGGATTCCGTCAAAGACGCGGTCATCCGCCACAGTGGGTTTGTCGATCCGCCAGGACTCCAACATTTGAATTTGCGGCAAGCCGCCTTCATCGGTCCACAGCGCGAACACTTCGCCATCGGTATCGAGATAGAAGGATGCGAGCCGTTGCAGGTCCCAGAAATCGAATCGGCCCGTGAAATCGGCGCGGTCGGCCCACTCATCGAACAGGTTGTTGGCAGCTTCGTTCCACTTCCGGTCGAGCGTTGCCGCCCGCGGAATCATTGGCGTGGAATAGTTCGCAACCAGGTCGGTGGCGTAATAAACCAGACCGACATTGTCCCAAAGGTAGCGGGCCACCGACGCCAATTGCAGCCGGTTGAACTTGGACAACAGCCGGTGAACGTAGAGACCCGTGGCAGGAATCGGCGTGCGATGATCGACCGTGTTCAACGCTTCGAAGTAATGGCGAACAGGCGTCACATGAGACGCGGCATTCGCCGCCTGGGACGGGCGTGTGTTTGCAGACCGCTTGGGCGCTGCTGGTGCTGGTGGAAAAAGACGGCGCAGGAAAGGAATCACAGGACAGCCTTATGAAAGGTTGGGTGCAGGCGGTTATACCGGGGCACATCGAGCGGCGGGTTCTCCGGGTCCACGAGGGTGTTCACCCATTCCAACGCTTCCTCGGCCATCGTGGCCAAATCGGCGGCGGTATAGGAGCGGTCGAAGGTGAACGTGACCGATCCTCCCGCCTCGCTGGTCGAAAGGATTGTCTGGCCGTTCACCACGCTGGTGCTCCACTTTGAAGTCACCAGCGCGTTCAGGGAATTGACGAGGGTTTCCCCGCCGTTAAGTTGCAGTTTCAAGGCCCGGACCAACATCCGGACTTCCAATCTGGGTCTTGCCGTCATACTAAAGGCGGAACGTTACGCGCCGTCCGAGCCGGACTGGCCACCTGAACCATCAGCGGACGCGCCCGCTTTCAACCACCCCGAAATGATCGCAGCCGCGTCGATCATCAGTTCGCAATCCAGGTAATGGTTGTCCCGGCGCTTTTGCACCCAGAGGACCTTGATCCGCCCGCGCGAGTCCTCTCGTTCCTCGCGCACTTCAGCGGTCATCTGCTCGATGTAATCGCGGCCTGTCTTGCGCGGGAGGCTCCACTGGCCAACCACGCCATGCGTGAACAGCGCCAGGTGATCCTTGATGCTCGGGTTCGACCATTGGAACAGCGGCAAGTGCCGACGCGCTTTCGAACGCCGCGCTCCCAAGGTTGGGTCCACCAGAACTCGACGCCACACCCGCCGGACGGTTTTCTTGGTGCGCGGGTCCTGGCTCAGGAACCACTCGGCGTCATCGCCTTTCATGGCTTTCCAACCCGTGGCCTGACAGAATCGATAGACTTCCGACGCCTTGAAGCCGGTGTCGATCATCGCGTTGACCACCGGCACGTTGAGTTGCCGCCGGACCTCTTCGAGTTCGGAAGTCGTGTTGCAACGCCCGTAGCCCAGCAAGCGGCTGGCCCCGCCCGCTCCAAATGCCCGCGCCACCCAGAAGTAATGCTCGCCCCCGCGCGCTTGTCGGTCGGCTGCGATGAATCGGGTGGTTTCGAGCGGCCACGGGTCGCCGAAATCGTAATCCCCCTTGCGTTGCTGAAGGTAATCGTCGGTTGTTATCAACCAGCGGTCCAGGTCCCACGGTTCGCCCAGGGTCTCCGTGACAAAGGTGTACATCGGCTCGATGTCCCCTTCGATGCGCAAGGCATCGACGGCCGCGAGGAACTCTTCGACAATCGAGCGCCACTCGATCCAGTGCGGCAACAGTGCGTTCCAGGTGTAACTGACTTTGGATTTGGGCGCATTCGGGTTCTGCGGGATAAAACGCCCATGGTTCTCAATCCAGCGCCGGTCAATGGGCGTGTCCTTGATCCGCAGGCCGCAGGCGGCGCACTCAAATCGAATGGTCTCGGCCAACGCGTCGAACCGCCATTTGCCTTCGGGCTTTGTGGTGTCGTTGGAATCCCATTTCAGTTGCTCGAATTTAAGCGGTTGAACCTGATGGCAGGAGGGGCATTCGAAATGCCAGACGCGCTGGTCCCCGGCACGGTACGCAGTGTCCATCGCATCGCCCTTGGTGCCTGGAGTCGAAATCAGAAACCGGCGCGAGTTCCAGAACGAGCGGGTTCGCTTGAGGACCATTTCCAAGCGCCCCGGCGGGTAGTTCCGAACCTCATCACAAAACAGCCAGCGGATGGGTTTGGATTGAAGCCGGGCCTTCGAACCAGACCAACCCGCGTAGAACGGCATCCCATCAAAGGCGAACCCGGCCAGCGTTGGTTCGGCCATGCGTTCCTTGACCGGACGGCAGGTTTCAAAAGTGGGAGTGAGGCGGTCGCGCATGAAGTCTCGCAGTTCATCCTTTGTCGCCGTCACCCACATGGCCGGGCCGGGGTCTTCGGCGATGGCCCAACAGGCGCAGTTCATGACCGTCTGCGTTTTTGCGCTCTGGGCCGCGCACTGGACGGCGATGTCCCGAACGCTGTTGTTGGAAAAATCCTCCATCACCGCCCGAACCCATGGGGAGGCGTCGGAACGCCAGCGCCCCGGCAGGGGCGAGGTTTCATCCACATGAACGTGTTCCTCGCACCATTGCCAGGGCGGGCGTCGGTCGGCGGGCTTGCACGCGGAACAGAAGCCTTCCACGAGCGGGTGGCGAGACGGTCGCATACCAAAGGCAGGACGTTACGCCCCTTGATAATAGCGCGGCGCGTCTCGCACCGGTTCTCGCCGTTTCTCGCGCCGGTCTAGATTCCAACGCGAACACGAAAAAGGCCCCCCGGTTTCCCGAGGGGCCTTTTTTCGTGGAAGGAACGCGCTATTTCTTCGCCGTAAGTTCCAGCGCCCGCTGGAAGAATCGCGCCCGCCCGGTCATGCGCCGGGTGATCTTCACCGTCTGGGCGTCGGGGAGTTTGAACGCGGCTTTCAGTTCAGTGGCGATGGCTTCCTTGTCCTTGCCGGTCAGGAACAGGTAGGTCGCCAGCCCGCTCTTCGATTCCTTTAGTTCCTCGATGCTGCCGGGCAGCCGGTCGCTGGGTTCGGCATCGGCGTCGGACTTCTCAGACTTCGGCGCGGGCTTCGATTTCCCGTTGGCAGGCTTGCCTTTCGAGGTTTCCTCCTTCGGCGCTGCCGGTTTGGGATTCGAGGTTGTTGAATTGGCTTCCTTCGCTGCTGCTTCGTTCTGTGTTTTCGATTTGTTCTTCATGTGTTTTTCTTTCGTTTGCGTCCGGTGTGTTTTGTCCGAACGTGAGCGTCTCTAGGGTGGAGCGCTCAGAGTGTCCAAGGGAATCCATGGAATTTTCGGCGGGCCAAAGCGGGGCTGTTTCCCTCAGCACAGACGGGTTCGCGGCTTGCAGCCGCCGGATAACTTCAAGCGCCCCGCATTTATACACGCAGAGGCAAACCAGTTCGCCAGCCGAATCCCGAACCGCCCAAAAACGCCCGCGCTTCTCGATGGTGCAGTTGTTCATGACAGCGGAATCCATCCTTCGTTGTGCTCGCGAATGGCATCATCATAGGTCCGCTCGATCACCCACCGGAGCATGTCGCAGTAAACGTCGCGGTGGCAGGCCAGCACCATCGAATCCGGTTTGCGGTTCTGGTGTCCTTCGACCAGCCAGACCGTATAGGTGTCGTTCGGCTCATAAGTGATGATCATCGCCCAATCCCGGCCCCGCTTTCCGTTAACTTTGAACTTCACCCCCACGTCGAAATCCACGGACCCAATGCCGTGCTGCGACACCAACCGCGAAAGGTAGCTCGACCGGTACTCGCCATGGACCTCAGCGCAGCGGTAGGTTGTTTCATGCGCGCCGACGTAAACGAACGCGCCACTCAATCCCAGGCCGCCCGCTTGCGCGATGATCGCCTGGACCGTATCTGGAACAGTATTTGGTTTCATCCGCCTGACCTCTTAGAGGGCGTCCCCGGATGGGGTCCAGTGAAGACCAGCCCTGCGAGGCGGACGCCGCCAACGAGGGTCATTCCGCCTGCTGCCACGCGTTCAACCGCTCATCGAGCGTGTGCAACTGCTTCAAAATGTCGTCCTCTTCCTCTTTCAGCCGGGACTCGATCACGGCCACGTTCTGCCCTTCCAATGAGGGCGCGGTGCGATGCAGACGGGTGATGACCTTGCGGATGGCCGCGCCCAGTTCCGCGCCCAAGTGCGTCACTTCCTCGACCGGAAGCAACTCGCGCTTCAACTGGCGCAGTTCGACTTTGAGCTTGGCGTTTTGCAGCACCACATGCTGGGCACGCTCCTGGTCGTAGTTCACCCGCGAACGGTCGGGCGACTCGAACATCCAGCGCAACAGCGGTGCCAGGTAAACCCGGCTGCCGCGAAATGCCGCACAGCCCTGGCGCTTGGCGTGCTTGAGGGTTGTGACGGGAATCCCAGTCGCCGCCGCGCATGCGCCGATGCTGTCATAGGCATCCTGCATGATGCGCGATTGCTCGCGCTCGCGGTAATACCGCAGCAACCCCTGAATGGTCGGAACCAGCTGGTACTGGCCCTCGGCGGATTTCGGGAACCAACCTTCATTCGCCAGTTCCCGCAACCGCCGGTCGGTGAGACCGGACAGGCGGGCGAGGTTGGGCAATGGTAATGGCGCCAGCGTCCGCCATGGCTTACCGCTCCGGAGCCGCCAGAATCCATCCCACGAACTCCGCCGACCTGAAAGAAGGTGCGCGCGGTCTTCGGAAACATGAGCGGGTCGAGCGGCCTCTGATACCCGGCGAGCGAAAGCTCCTTGCGCAGGATGTCATCGGGCTTGGCCCCCACCGCGAGCTTCTGTTGCAAGGTCAATCGGCTGAACGCCGTTCCGACGTAGCCCGCAGGCATCTGGACTTTGTCCACGATCACCAAAGCCCCGCCGGGCTTGATCGACCCCTGCAACTTGCGCAGGAAGATTGCGCGAGTGCCCACGGGCAGAAACATCAGCACCAGGAAGCACACCGCGAAATCGAATGGCTTGTAATCGAAGCCAACCGCGTCGGCGATCACAAGTTGCGGCGGGCCTTCATACCGATCCGCCATCTCGCGGCTTTCTTCAATAGCTAAGAACCGAGCATGGCGCTGGATCAGTGTTTCCTTCAACGCTAACCCGATGTTGCCCGTGGACGCCCCGATGTCATACACCACGCCGTTGCGCGGGATGTAGTGCCGGCCAAAGTGCGCGACCGCGTTAGTCGCGAGGTCATACCACGGCAATTGTTCGGTCACATGACGGTTGAAGTGCTTGGCCACCGCACGGCTGCGGAAAGTCCAATGCCTGGGAATTTCAAAGGAGGATTTCATCGTGGATGGTTCGGGCTACGTGAAGCATAAGAATCGGTGGCACCGCCCGGCCCAATCGTTCCCACTGCTGCGAGTAGCTGCCGGTCAGAATGAAGTCATCCGGGAACGCGCAGATGCGTTTCAACTCCGCAATGGTCAGCTTCCGTTTCTCGGTCGGGTGCGTAACACTGGCCACACCGGGATGGCCATGCGAAGCGCAGATCGTGGGGCAAGGCTCATCAGGATGCGGACGCACCAGGTTGAAATACTTGTCCGAGGCTTCGCCTGGCTTGAGCTTGTCCCATTCCTTCCCAATGGCGAAGCGGGTCATATCCACTTCGAACTGGTTTGGCTTTGTGCCCAGGATGGTCGGGCAAGGCTGGTCCAAATCGTACTCGCGCCCCTTTTCCTCGAAAGCCGCGCCGGTGCCGCCCGTTATCCTGGCCTCAACGAGTTCGACGTCCCTGATGGCTGGTTGTTCGGATTATAGGACATGCCTGCGCTGACAGTCGGGCTGGGCGCATCGGCGGACTTCCAGGCCGGGCCATACTTCCCGCGCACGATCCACGGCAACGCCTCACGCAGGCTGTAACGGTAGGGCAAGGGCTTCGGGAACACGGGTTGCTTTCCAAGATCCTCGCGCACGCCGATAAAGATGGTCCGTTGACGCGCCTGGGGAACTCCAAGCCATTGCGCGTCGAGCACCTTGCAACCAACGCGGTAGCCGCAGGCTTTGAGTTTCGCGAGGATTTCGAGGAAGTAACCTTTGGCCACTCCTTTCACCAGGCCGCTGACGTTCTCCGCGACAAACACCTTGGGCTTGAGTCCGTCGAGCAAACGGATGTACTCGAAGAACAGATCATCCACGCGCTGCACTGTGTCGCTGTATTTCTTCGCCTTGCCCCAATGCTTCTCGCGTTTGCCAGCCGTGCTAAACGAGGCGCAAGGCGGCGAGCCTTCCATGCAATCGAGTTCGCCCACCTTCAAGCCGGTGGCTTTGAGGATGTCTTTCGGTTGGACCTTCCGAATGTCCCGCGTGTCCAGAATCGTGTTCGGGTGGTTGGCCCGATACGTGTCCGCTGCCGCTGGGATGAACTCGCTGGCCCACAGAACACGGTAGCCCGCCATCTTGAATCCGAGACACGAACCGCCACAGCCGCTGAAGAATGAAACCACCCGCAGCCCGTTATCGGGAAGGGCCGCGATTTCGATCATGGTCGGAATCCGATACGGCGGCTTGTCAGCTTTCACGGCAAAGGGTGAGAATGGCGCGAGCGACAACCGATGCACCGCCTAAGCGCTGTTCGTATCGGTGTTGGATTTCGACTTCGCGCTGCGGGTCGATGGCGGGCAGGCCCACGCGAGACTTGAGTTCCTGCGCCTGGCGCGACAGGCCCGCGCGCGTCGCGAGCAATCCGGCCAGCGCCTCATCAAGCCCGTCAATGGCACGGCGTAGCGCGGCGAGTTCAAGTTTCCGGTCGGGCGTGCTCACGACGGTTTGCCACTCCACCGGTACGAGCATTTTGGGCATTGGAACTCCGTTGGCAGGTTTTCATCCACCGCAGTGAAATCCTCCGGGGGCGTCGGTTCGGCTGGCCCGGCCAGCAGTCCCGCCAGCGCGTTGGCGTCGAACCCTGCCAGGTCCAGATCGAAGTCACCGGCCTTCAATTCGGCGAGCACTTCCTTCAACGCCGTGCTGTCCGCTTCCGCCAATTCCGCGAGCCGATTGTCGGCTACCAGGTGCGCCCACTCATCGGCGTCCGTCGCGAAGTCCTGATAATCCACCGGCACCGTGGAAAGCCCGAGCGCCTTGGCGGCTTCATACCGCCCATGGCCCGAAACGATGAAGCCCGACCGCTTCGACACCACGATGGGCGAACGCCAGCCTTGGTGCGCGATGACTTTGGCCAGCAACGCCACTTGCGTTTGCGGATGCTGGTTCGGATTGCGTGGATTGGGAACCAGCTTTTCGATGGGGACCAACTCGTCAAACGCGCAATTTACAAGGGGTTTTCCACTATCCGGCGGAACTGGTGCGCGTTTTTTTGTTTTTCGTTCGTTCATGCGTGTTTTCAGGGATGACGCCACACCTCCAGACCACCGGGGGGTAAAAGAAGACTCCTACTGCCGACGCGTCCTGGGGCAAATGGCGCGATTTCAAGCCGCATTAGCGGCCTCCACTTTTTTGGCTACCACCCTAGCGGCCAGATGCCCCCGGCTTGTCTCAGGGCAAACGGCTCGATTTCGCGCGGCATTAGCGGCCTTGCCGTTTCCCATGTAGCGTTTGATCAGTCGCACCGCCCACGCCATGCCCTTGCGGAACTCGAACGTCCGCAGGTAACCACCCGAGACGCCGGTAACCACCAACCGGCTGTCGCTGCGCTTCGCCAAGCGCCGGGCGTGATCGGGATTTCGGGTCTGCACCCACACGACGCCGCGCACAGGTTGCCAGGCGCACAGGTCATTGGTTCCCGCCGTTGTGTTCAGTTGGTTGGTTGTCATGGTTGCAGGGCAGACCCCCGCTACTAAAGGGTGGAACGTTACGCGCGTTCGCTGCGTTTGCCTTGGAGGTCGCGTTACGCGCCTTCGACTTTCCACCACGCTGCTTTGGCGCTCCCTTTTCGAGCCAGTTCCACGCATGACGCTGGCCCCGGTTGCGAAAGCCAAGCACGCGGCTGAAATGGCCGGTATGATTGGCGAGCGCGGCGCTCCTGACGCCGCATCGCTGCGCGAGCTTGCGAAGGGATGGGCTGCCGTTGAAATTCGCGGGGTCCAGAACCCAGGCCAGCGCGATCAACCTGATCCCGAGGGATTGGGGCTGAATGCGCCGCGTCGAAAGGGGAGGCAGCAGCATTTGCAGGACGCCAAGAACAGCCTCGGCGATTTTGGCTTCGGGGTTCTCGGGTTCGGCTGCCTTTTCGAAGTTGTAGTGGATGGCCTCCCAATCGAAGTCCTGACAGCGGTGGTCAAGCGGGCTGAGGTTGAGGCTCAAATCTTCTTTGAATTCGTTCTGCATGTGTTGGGTTATTCTTTGGCTTGGGGATTGAAATCGTCTTTCGTAAGAACCTGAACGCGCGGCTGCCAAAGCAGCAGCTTGCCGCCGCGTTGGGCTTTCACTTTGCGCCAGGCCCACAGTTCGAGCGCGGTGCCTGGGGTTGAAAGCCAGTCGAGACATTCCTGCGCTCGTTCCTCGGTCAGCTTGCGCATGTGGCCAGCGAAATCGTTGCCGGTGGACTGGACGCCCACGACGCCGCGTTGAGGGTCAAGGGCGAGAATGTCGATGATGCCGAAGAGGTCTTGCCGGATGCCAAAGGGGCCACCATACGGGTTCCACTTCTCGACAATGGCGCAGACCAAGCCTTGTTCGCGAAGAGCGCGAAGGGTTCGTTGCGTGGGGGATAGACCCTTCATCGCGACGCCCTCCCGAAAATCCTGAAGCCTTGAATTCCTATGAATCGAATCAATCGCCCCCCCTTTAGGGGGCGATGATTCGATTCAATTGGGAAGTAACTGATTGATAGGAGTGCGTCTGCGAGCACATAAAGCGTTCGCTGACAGTTGGTTTTGCAATAATCGAATCGCATAAAAGCCTTTTTGATTTAATGATTTTTCCAGTCGTGGGCGCTGGGTCGCTCCGAAGCCTGATTTCTGCCCTTGTCGGTGAGGTGGTAGAGCCGCGTCCGGCCTTTCTCGGCGAACCGAATCCAACCCTTGCCAACGCCATCCTGGATGGCGCGTTGAACCGCTTGCGGGGAGCAATCGAGCGCCTCACTGGCCAGATCTTTGTAGAATCCTTGGTGCCGTGCGGGATTGGCCTCGATGCAATGGAGGATTTCAATCAGATCGCAAGTGCGTTGGCGCCCCGGTTTGTCCTCCGCAAGAAGCTCTTCGATCTCAGCCGGGTCGGGTTCGCGCCAGCAGATGACGTTCGGCTCAGCGGACCAGGCGATGTATTTGCAGCACGTGGGCTGCCCGTCTTTATCCTGCCAGCGCAGGCGACGTCCCCGCTTGGCGGCGCGTAACTCGTAAACCTCTTCGTGCCCGATGGACCGGATCACGATCACGGCGCGTGCCCAGTTCGCCCATTCGGCGGAACCGCCTCCCAGGTAGGCAAAGTCTCCCGCTTTCCATTGCGGGCGGTCCTGTCCCGATGGCGGCTTATTGCCATGGTGAACCACGATGGCCGCGCACTGGAACTCGGTCAGGAGCGGGTTCAGGAGGTTTCGCAGGAAGCCGCCAACGTCCTTCTGGCTGTTGGACTCGCCGCCCAGGTAGGCAAGAGCCGGGTCAATCCAGAGAAGGTCAGGACGCAGGCGCTCGACTAGCGGACGCAGAGTATGAGCGATGAACTCCATCGCAGTGCGGGCGTTCTCCCGCACGACATGAACCCGCCCCCGGAGCGGTGCCCGTTCGCCATCCGTGAGTTCAAGGCCTCGGAAAACGCCGTCGCGAAACTCGGCGATGTCAACGGAGTCGTTCTCGGCCTGAACAAGCAAGCTGGTCAGGGCGCGGGTTGGCTCTATGCCGAAGCAGGACTTGCCCAATGCCCAGGCCACGAGCGCCTGCATGTTGAAACTCGATTTCCCTACGCCGGTTTGGCCGCACATCAGCAGCCCGCCGCCTTTGCAGAGGAAGCGCTCTTTCAGGAGTTCATCCGGGTCGGCGCCTTCAGGCCGGATGATGTCCAGCAAGTCGAGGGCGGGCGGCGCGTCTGGGACTCGCGCCGCAGCTTGCTCGACCTGCTCCGCGTCCCGGCCACCAAGGACTTTGGGCAGAATGATCCCGAGGGGTGAGTTGGGTTCCATCGGGGTTCAGCGGTAGGCGTAGTGGACGATCTTCTGCCGGATGGACGGAGCGCCGTCGGCGACGCGCAGTCCGCCAGGCATGCGCAGCCAGCCGCAGATGTCCCAGCGGGTGTGGTCGCATCCCAGAAGGCATCCAACGCCGAAAACGCGAGCCTGATCGCGAAGGCCAAGATGATCGACCCGAAACCAGCCATGAAGGCTCTTGCCGCCGGAATCGACCACCAGCACGAGGGGAACCATCTCGGCTAGCTTGGAAAGCAGCAGCGCCTGGACGGGCTTGGTCAGCGTCGGGGCGTCGAACTCGATCACGAGATGGCGTCGCTGGCCGGTGTTGTTTTGGCAGCGCGGCGATGGCTTGCCTCGAAAGTTCAACGCGATGCGGCCACGCATCGGGTTGGGAACGATGAACTGCTGTAAATGCGCGTCGGCAAGCGTGGCGGGCAACGGACGGACCAAGGCGCTTCGGGCGTTCGGGCCGACGCAAACAAACTCATGGCGGTGGAACAGAGCTGGCAGAACATCCTGCGCGGCCAGTCCGGTGTCGGCGTCGTGGTCAAACAGAGGTTTGGTCCCGCGCAAAACGAGGTTGATCAATTCGGAAGACGCCTGGGGCCACTCGATGGACTGCGATACCGCTCCCGGCTTCGGTGTGCTGTTGCCCCGGTAGGCGAAGTCAACAGCCGCTTCGATTTCACCATCAGGAACAACGCGGTGTGTGACGAACTTGTCGCAACATTCGCGCAGGAACGTGAACGAGCTTTCGGGGGATAGCAAATGGCGCAGACCGCAGGCGACTTTGGCCAGCCAGCAGTGCGTCTGGCCGGGCGCTGGCGGGCAGCGCAAGAGTTCGGCGGTTCGATTCGAGAAAGGGTAAAGTTCGGCCATGGGAGATTTTACTTGGTGTAGGTGGTGGTCAGTTTCCCCTCGACCTTCAGCGGAAGGTGAGGCGCCCAAGGGAGAGGCGTTTCCATGATGTTGACGATTCGCGCGAGATCCTGCTGGGCGGTTGGTTCGGGCAGTTCGAAAACCAGTTCATCGTGAACGCTCAGGACCGGAACGAAGCCAGCCTGCGCACAGCGCAGCCAGGCGGAAGCGAGAACATCGCGAGCCGTTGCTTGGGTCCAGTTCTCGGCGATCAGCCCGCCATAAACGTGCATCCTTTCACCGGCAACCGTGGCCGTGATGTCATCTCTGCGCACGGCCACGTCGCGGTAGAAAAGGAATCGTTTCTGCGCGGAAGGAAGAGGCAGAGCGTAGTGGCCACCGTCACGCGCCGCGCAGGCTTGGTGCAATCGGTTCCAAAGGTCCACGATCAGTGGGTTGGATCTGCGGAAGTCCTCGACAATGCGCCGGGACTCGCTTTCCCCGAGTTCGAGCCCCGCCATCACGCGAGCCACATCAATGAACTTGCGCCAGCCGCAGCCGAACCCCAGGCCCAGCACCCGCGCCTTGGCCAGTTGGCGCAGGTTCGACTTGGTGCGTTCGCACCACGCCTTCAACGGCTCCGGTTCGCCGTAGCCCATCGTGCGTCGGGCGTGGATTTCGTAGGCGTCAACCTCGGGGCTTTGCCGGAATAAATTCAGGGCCTCGGTGTCGCCCGCTAGGAAGAGCAGGACCCGGTTTTCGATCTGGCTGTAGTCCAGGACACCGAGCACATGGCCCGGTGGGGCGACAATCGCCTGACGCAGGTCCACGCCTTCAGCGGTCTTCCGGTTCAAATTCTGAAGGTTCAGGCCGCCGCCGCCGGACCAGCGCCCCGTGCTCGCGCCGAAGTATTTCAATTCATAGGCCATCCGACCGGAGGGCATCCGGCGGGCTTCCATGGCTTCGAGCACTCGCGCCGTTCGATTGGCCGAACGCATTCGTTGCATGTGCCGAACCCAGGTTGCCGCGTCGGAATCCAAGTGCTTCTTGAGCCAATTCAGAAAGCCGGGCGCAGCGTTGGATGTTGAGGGCGGCGGCGGCACGCCGATCCGTTCGCAGGCTTGCGCGAATTGCTTCACCGAGGTTGCAGGTTTCCATGGCAGTGCGTCGGCGATAGCTCTGGTCAGGTCTTCCAGTTCGACTCGTTTGGCCCGAACGTAATCCCACTCAACGGCCAGTCCTGCGCGGCCCATTTCGGAGGTCAGATCAAAGAGACGGCGCTCGTGCGCTGGCCAGTGGCGCTCCAGGTGATTCCATAGGGCAAGGCACGCCAGCGCGTCTCGACCGGCATAGCGGCTGATCTCGGCGGCGAGAAAACAATCCTCTGTTGGATCGTTTCCTTTGGCGCGGTCGCGAGGGCCTTTGTCGAGCGTTTGGCCAAAAACCGCTTTAACCGCGCCTGCGAGGTCACGCGGGAGTTGCAGATAGGCGCACAGCGCCGCTGAGCACAACCATTCTTTCGGAGTGACGCCCTCACGTGCAATCGTTCCTTGTTCCTGGAGCCGTTCGAACACGGCTCGGTCGAAGTCCCGATGATGGCTGACCCACGCCCGTCCCGCGATGGTGGGCCACGGAAAACGCGACGGCGGGCATACGCAGGTTCGCTCGCCGTCGGTGACCGCCACCAGATACGCGTGAAAGCGCGGGTCGTGGCAGTAGGCCCACAGCCCGAGTTCGGAGACCGAGTAGGAAGCGGTGTAGAACGTCTCGAAATCGACTGAAACAATTCCGCCGCACGCTGCCTGACTCCATTCCTCGGGCCTGGTGATGTTTAGCTCGGGGATCATGCCGGGGTCTGCTGTCTCGGGTCATAACCCTTCTGGTAACGCCAGAGCGCGGCCACCATGCGGAAGGCTTCCCAGTCCTGAGCGATTGCCGGATGCTTGACCACTTCCATACGCCCGGGCTCGGTGGTCGAGATGAAGACGTTGGCGGCTAGCAATCGGCCTACGTTTTCCTCGCCCCAGTAGGTGGCACCGTAAGCCGCAAGCTGCATCGCCTGGTTGTCATAGGCGCTGACTGCCTCGCCCGGCTTGGTCTTGCGGGTCTTGTAATCGAGGATGCCGATACCGGAGCGGCCATAACGGAACAGCACGTCGGAGGTTCCGGCAAAGCCGTGCTGCTTGTTCACCAACCGGACTTCGCGCTCAATGATTTCGATACCGATCCGTTGCTTCCACGCCATGACGGGCTCGACATAGGGCCGCAGGTCATCGGCGTAAGGCTCCCCCGCCATTGCCAATTCGAGTGCCCCGTGAATCATCGTGCCCAGGTCGGCAGCCTGCTCGACTTGCTCGAAGGCTGCGTTGCGAACCCGGTTGCACCAGTAGTCCGGCGACTCATCGGGCTGCTTGGGAGTCCGCAGGGTGGCGAGCGCGACCTGGTCGAGCTTCCACTTTTCCAGTCCCGGCTTGGCCAGGATGCTCAAGATGCCCGTGACACTCGGGAAAAGGCCAAGACGTTTGGCGTCCCGGATGGTTGTCGGACGTTCCCCTTTGCCATCAGCGGTTGGTAGTTTGTGAACGGGGGTCCCGTCCGGGGCATACCAGTGCCCGGACGGAACCTTGGACTTTGATAAGACGGCCATAGGTCAAAACGGAACTGATTCCTCGTCGTTGGCCGTGATAGCCGGAGCCGCTGCGGGCGGTGGAGTAGGAAGCGCAACCGGCACGGGCGCGGGCCAGGCTGGCTGAACGGGTGCTGCGGGCGCTGGGACCGGCGCAACCGGCGCGGGAGTAACAGGCTGCGGGAGTTGACCGAATCCAGCAGGCACCGGAGACAGCGCGGCGATGCTTGCGAACACGCCGCTGCCGTCGCGCTTTTGGACGTGCTCAACCGTCAGCAGGCATTTGTGCCCCTTTAGCGAACAGAAGTCCCACCCGTACGCGGGAGCACGGCCAAGCAGGCTCTTGAGGAAGCCGAACAGCGCCGATTTCTCATTGCCGCTGATGCGCATCTGACGGCTGGCCACCCGATGCGGGCTGCCCTGCGCGTCCCGGAACCCGAACAGGAAGCAGGTCAGATCGACTTTTTCGAGTTCGGTAGATTCGAACTTTTGCCGGGTGACGCCGAACTCATCCTTGATGTCGAGCACGGTCGCGATGTATGTCCCTGCCGGGGCGAGGGCGTCGCCGATGACCTGGGAGAACGGGTTACTGTGATTTGTTGGTTGCTGTAGTACTGCCATAACGGAGTTATTCCTTTGTTTGTTTGCTTCCGGCCCTTTGAAGGTGCTGGCGTCGAACAGGCCGGGTGCGTTCGCCGCCAAATTCTGCTGAAACGATTTTGCCGCGCCTCTCGGCGCGCAGCGCCATTTGCCTGCGCTGGAATTCCTGGCTTTCAAGGTAGGCCGTGACTTCGGTTAGCCGGTATCGACGCCGCCCGCCAAACTCGTGGCCGGGAACTTTCCAGCGCCAGAGCGTGCAAGGGCTGAGCTTGGTGCTCACGGCCAGTTCGCGAAGGGTCAGGAGCGGTTCGGACGCGTGGGGCGTCGAGGAAGGTTCAGCCACACGAACCTGGCCGCGCAGGACTCGCAAGGCTTGCGCCTTCAAATCCGCCGGCGCAACCATCGCTGCCGTCATGATTTCCTCGAGGCTGGTCACAGGCCGACCTCCCAGGAATGGATGCCAAGCTCGCGGGCGATGGCTTCCTTGAGCCATTGCGCGGGCGTGGCGCGGCCCGTCTCGATCTTGGTCATCATCGACTCGGTGCAACCGACTCGATGCGCGAGAACCTGTTGGGTGAGCTTGAGGCGGCGTCGGGCTTCTCGCATCGCCTGCGGCCTCGGAATCTCTGTTCTTGTCGTGTTCATCGTCTTCGGCCCGCCGCTTTTGCGACTGGCTCCTAAACACGGCAAAAAGTTCAAAATCCCGAAGCCCTGAAATGCAAAAGCGCCTCGTTTAGAGGCGCTTGCAGCATTTTGAAGAGTTCAGAATGAGTTCAGAATCTACTCATCTGGTTCGTCATCCACGGTGTAATCCGCAAAGTCCTTTCGATAAACCGACTTTGCACGGGAGTCCTTCCCCAACTCCATGTCGCCAAGTTGGGTTGCAAGGGCCTTCAACTGCGGCAGGGGAAGCCCCATCCGCTTCTCGATTTCCGCGACCCGTGCCGAAATCAGCGATGGCGCGCAACCGCACTCCCGAGCGGCATGCTCCTGGGAGTGACCCTGTCGCACCAGCATTTCGAAAACGACTCCGAGCGGGGCCTTCCGAACCTTCGCACCGGCGTTCAAACGGCTCGACATTTCAATCACGCGCTTGGCCTCTGCGGCACTCGCGCTCGGCTCGGGTTCCGGGAGGTAAGGACGGAACAACTCTCCGGCCTTCCGATGGGCCTGAAGCTTCCCGCTTGGCAGCAGGGTGACGTGTGATTCCAAGTCGAAAAACCCCGCCTTGGCGTTGCTCAGCAATTCCACGACCGTTGCGTCCACCAACCGGCTTGTGGGGATCAACAGCACGAAGCCCTTTCGCAAACGAATGCCGAGTTGCGCGATCACATCGCGAAGTTCTTGCGGGTCGCGCTGAATCGTCAGGACCACAGGGAGGGCAGCATTCCCGAAGGCTGCAACCTGGCGCGTGCCTTGCAGCGGAAACCCAATCTCCTTGGCATTGCAATCGAACGCGTTGGCAATGGCCCGTCCGAGCTTGGAAAGGTTCAGTTCATGCATGACCAGGTCGGCTTCGGTCAGCGGGATGTCGTCGCAATTCCATTCCTCGCAATCGCAGACGCCCACGATGCGCCCGCTGTCGTGCCGAATAACCTCATGCTGGCATCCGCATTCGCGCAGGCAGGGATAACAGTCCGCCGGGTCGGGCATGGTCCGCAGCAGGGTGCCTTTGATGATGTTGAACTCCTCCCCGATTTTCTCCCGCCAGAACGCCGCCACGCCCGCAGCTTCAAAGCCGTCCGGCCCCCCCATCTGTTCAAGTGCTCGCCACAATCTGGTCACCATCATGTCCTCCGTGCAGTATCTCAATCATACGCTCACTCGCTCTGAAACCTCGGGCCGAGAGCCAGCGATGCACCAGGTGCGCGTCACAGTGACGCCCCAGCTTCAAAGCGTTGGGCGGACGCACCGTAACCTTCCGGGGTTTCTTCATCCGGTCGAAATAGAAATCAAACGTTGCGCGGACCAGGTTGCCCCACTGGGGAATCGCTTGGACGTTGCGAGCGGCGGCAGCGGCGTATATGTCCTTGGCCTTTCGAATGAGGGTTTCCTTGTAGCCATTTCTGAACTCGACTTCGTACTCCCGCAGCACGATTTGGCGCAATCCATCGATGTCCGAGACGTCCAGCGCATCCGCGCCCATCTCGCGCAGCGGTTCGAGCGTGTATGCCTTGCGTTCGGAGAAATAGTCATGGTCGCCCATCAACCGCAGGCCGAACACGGTCCGGTAGAGTTCCTTTTCCCCTTTGGTGGCGGCGTGAATCCGGATTTCATCGCGCTCGGGTGAGTACACTACAACGTCATCCTTTGCCGGACGAAAATGGAGAATCTCGGTCGTGCGCCCCTCGACCTTCGGCGTTCTAGCGTAAGTGTCGCCGTGGCGCACCAGGAACCAGAATTCCCGTTCCATGCAATAGACTTCGATCTGCGCCGTCTGTTCCCCGCGATTGTGCTCCTTGAACCACGAGTCCAAGTCCGCAGTGATCCTGTCCAGAACGGACTGCGAGGGCGTTGCGAAGGCTGGCCCGTCCGGCTCGGACTCGCTCCGGTTCACCGGCCTTTTGGAGCCGAAGTATTCAAACGTGGTCAGGCGAATCAGCCGTTGCTCGTTGTGCTTTTCCACCAGCAATTCGGGCATGGCAAGAAACGCCTGAACCGCAATGTCGCCATGCGAGGACGCTTCATCGAACTTCAAATCCAGCCCCAACTGCGTGGCAGCCTTCTCGATGCGCTCCTGCCCCTCGGGATTGGCCATCTCTTCAATGGCGAACAGCGTCTCTATGAGGTTGTCAGGTAGCGCGTCGGGTTTCATCACCAACCCGGAGACTTCGCTGAAGTAACTGGTGTCATCCAGGTCAGGGGGAGGAATTCGAACCTGCCGTGCCTCCAGGTCAGGGGTGAACCGCGCGAATAATTTGCCAAGTTGCTTGCGCCCGACCTGGTGCAGGAAGGCGCGATTTGTAAAACGTCTAAACTTCATGCGCTTTCTTTCTGTGCTTCTTGGCCTGCAACGACACCGCCACACTTCTCGAACTACAGGCAGGGGAGCCCAACAATTCCGAAGCATTTCGAGGCGGCAAATCAGCCCGGCATAAAAGCACAGCATTTTACCAAGCGCGAAGGCTGTGGAAACAAGGAATTTCGCAGTAGACAAAATCACCTGTATCGAACGCCTGTTTACGTCGTCTTTACGGGGCAAAACCTTTAAGGAGAAAACCTCGCAACCCCAAAGAATTTACGCGATCTAAGTGTCGTTCCCCCCGGCCCGCGCATCCTCCTTGGCTTGCCGCACAGAATCTGACATTCTTCCGCCAGATGATAGAGCGTGACTTCGATGTGCCCTTTGTGGCTGATTTGGCTCTGCGGGAAAAGCAGATCCAGCAGAACTATCGCCCAATCATGGCGGTCCACAAGTGGTTTGCACGAAGACCGGGTACGCTGTTTCGCGCGCTAATTCTGTCCGAGTTCGTGAAGGGGCCGCTTCGAGACGAATTTTACCAGGGTCAGTCACTGAAGACCCTCCGCATCCTCGACCCTTTCATGGGCGGAGGCACAACCCTCATCGAAGCCAATCGGGTTGGCTGCAGCATTAGCGGCTTAGACATCAATCCGATGGCATGGTGGATAGTACGGCAGGAGATTCTGGACCTGGACCTTGCCGCCTACCGTCAGGCCGCCGACGCGCTTCGGCGAGCCCTCGAAGTAGATGTCGGTCCCCTCTACCGCACCCAGTGCCTCGACTGCGGCTCCGAGGAAGCATACGTAAAGTACTTCCTCTGGGTAAAGTCACTGCCATGCAAGCAATGTCGCCAGCCCTTGGATCTTTTCCCCAACTATCTGCTCTCCGAGGCCGTCCGCCACCCAGCGAACGTTTTTGTCTGCCGCGTCTGCGGCGAGCTATACGACAGCCCATCGCCAAAAACAGGCAACCAACATGCCCACATTGCCAAGCTGCGTTCACTCTTGAGTTCACCGCCAAACGCAACCACTGACAAATGCCGGCATTGCGGCCACCCAAACAACTATCCCACGCCCTCCGCTGGTCCACCCGCCCACCGTCTTTTCGCCATCGAATACCACTGCGAAAGTTGCCGCCCCCGCCACCAGGGCCGCTTCTTCAAAAAGCCATCTACCGAAGACCTTGCCAAATACGAGAAAGCCGCCACTCGGCTCTCGGCGATGCGGACGTCATTCATCCCAAAAGACGAAATCCCCTCCGGGGACGAAACGGACCGGCTCCACCGTTGGGGCTACCGCCTCTACCGCGAGATGTTCAATTCGCGTCAGTTACTCGGATTGGAACTGGTCTGCCGCCTCATCAGTCGCCAAAACGACCCGCGTATCGCTGATGCGCTCGCCACAAATCTTTCAGATCTGCTCCGCTACCAGAACATGCTCTGCCGATATGACACGATGGCCTTGAAGTCCCTGGACGTTTTTTCCGTCCACGGCTTCCCCATCGGTCTAATCCAATGCGAGTCCAACTTGCTCGGCGTAAATGGTAAAACCAGCGCTGTTGGCAGCGGCGGCTGGCTCAACATCATCGACAAGTTTTTCAAAGCAAAATCCTACTGCAATCACCCTTTTGAGATTCGCCACGAGGGCTCTCGCAAAGTCACGGTCCCCATCCCCGGCGAATGGATTGGAGACAGACGCAACGGCGCTGGCCCCCTCGAAACCAAACAGGTTTCGCTCGACTGCGCCGACGCCGCGGACGTGGATTTCAACGGCAAGAAATTCGACGCCGTGCTTACCGACCCGCCATACTTCAGGAACGTTCAGTATGCGGAGCTCATGGACTTTTGTTACGTGTGGCTTCGCACGCTCATCACAACGACGCACCCCGAGTTTGCACGCCTAACTACCCGCCACGCCAACGAGCTCACCGGAAACGTCAACATGGGTCGCGACCTGGAGCACTTCACCGAGGGCATGTCCCGTGTCTTTCGGAAGATGGCGAAAGTCCTCAAACCCGGTTCACCGTTGGCCTACACCTATCACCACAATCAGATCGACGCCTACTTTCCGGTTGCCGTCGCCATGCTCGACGCGGGACTGGTCTGCTCCGCTTCACTCCCGTGTCCCGCCGAGATGGGCGCTTCGATCCACATTAACGGCACCAGTTCCTCGATTATCGACACGGTTTTTGTCTGCCGTTCCACCGGCAGTTTCCCCCGACGCTGGCTTGCCGACACCCCCGATGCACTCGCTAGGGTGGTCGGCCAAGACCTGGCTCTCCTGCTGCAGGGACAAGTCAAGCCCACGCAGGGAGACACCCGCTGCATCATCTTCGGCCACATGATCCGTCTCGCGGTCTGGAACCTGCGCAATAACTGGAGGGCGGACAAAGCCACCGGCGCTCGCATGGCGACCGTGCAGAGCTGGATCACGCAATTTGGCGGAGTTGAAGCCGTAATCAAAGCGCTTGGGGAAACCTATGCAAAAGCCCAGGCGCATCAGCATTGGGATCTCTCGGAAGCCGCCACACCTTACCAAACAGGAAACGATGAAATATCCTTTTGA